ATGCGGACAACCTCCCTGGCCTCATTCCCGGTTCATTACAACACAGGAAGGAGGGGGCCGTATGAATGGGCAAACAAACGACTTGATCGGCAAGCCGTTTTTTCAACGGATGCCGGATGCGCTTCGGCTGTGCTTTCGATGAGGGAAGCAATCAAACAGGCCGTTATGGAATTGGTGCCGGAGCTTGCGGGACGGATTTATGACGTGCACCCGCCCGAGAGCGCTGTAGATGATTTTTTTGCGGTTCTGCAGCTTGGCGAGGATGTATGGAAATCACCTTGGGCCGGCTACCGGCAGGTGATTAGGCTGAAGCTGTACGCGGGCGAGGCTATCGTCTCCCGGCAGCTGGATTCGCACGCGGAGCGGCTCATACAGGGACTGCATCGCAAACGCGTAACAGGTCCGGAGAACCGCGCCTTCAAGCTTCATTATCTCGGCGTTCCGGAGGAGGATCAATGGGATTCCGGTCCGGGCCGCACGGTCCGGGTTATCCGTTTCGGCGTTTATGTTCCGGAGGCGTCAGCCGGCGGCGGAGACCCCGGCAGCATCGTCGAACCGGATGAGTGGCTCTCCGCGCTGATCGCGTGGACTTCGAAGCAGCTCGGAAGCAGCTGGAGCGTGTACCGCACGGCTTGGCCGGCGGACCGGGAAGATCATGCCGTGCTGTGGCGATTGTCGGGGTGCGAGACGAAGATGGCGGGAGCCTCCGTCTACGAAATCAGCAAGAGCTTCACAGGTCATGTGGCGTCTACTTCTTCAGAGCATGAACAGTTAACGGCATTTTCGCTGGTGGAGTCGCTTGGCTCCCAGGCCCAGCTGCCGCTTGATCCCGATGCTGGCCGGTATTTGTCCGTCGCCGGCATTTCCGGCTATTTGGAGGCCGATCCGATTTTGAACGGTCAGCTCAAGCTGACGCTCATCCAGCGGCAGATGCGTTCGGCGCAGGAAGCCGCAAGGATTCGCCGCGTTCATGTTCAACCGATTCTAAATTAAGGGGGGCTCGAAATGGCGGGTAAGAAATCAACCAAGATGGAAGTGAACAGCGGCAGCGAACCGCGTTACTCATTGGCTGAGTTGACGGCTCATGCCAAGGAGCGGTTCGGCGTCCGGCCGGAAGTCATTGCCGGCGCGATGTACGGAGCAGCGGGCGAGCTGTTTACTGTGGCCGAAGTGCAGGAACAAATCAAACATTTTATGAAAGCGAAGGTGGATTAATCATGGCGGGAGGAACATGGGAGAGCACGAATAAACCGGTATTGCCGGGTTTGTATATGAATTTTAAAGCGGCGGCAGCCTCAGCGATTCAGGGCGGCGCACGCGGGACGGTCATCGTTCCCGTTAAAGCGAACTGGGGGCCGGTACGCGAGTTTGTCGAGATCGGAAGCGAGCATGCGATCGGCGAGTCGTTCTCCGCAGATCATGATAAGGGAGCAACCGCTTATCGGACGCTGTATCTGGCGCTGCTTGGCGGTCCGAAAAAGCTGCTCGCGTACCGTCTTGCAGACAGTACGGCTTCGGCTGCATCCGTTACGCTGCAAAATGGCGAAGCGACGCCGTCCGATGTGCTGCAGCTTCAGGCTAAATACCCGGGAAGCCGCGGAAACGGCTTCTCGGTAACGATTCAGCCGTCGCTGATGGATCCGGCCGCTCGGGAGCTTCGGCTGTATGAAGGGGCCAAGCTGCTCGGCACCTATGTTGGCGCGGACGGTACGGCCGCATCGATCGCTGCGAAGGTGAATGAGGACGAGGAGAACGTCTGGGTAAGCGCAACCGTGCTCGGCGACGGCAGCGCAGTGCCGGCCGACGTCAACGGCGCGGCATTCACCGGCGGAACCAGCGGCAACAGCGGAATTACCAATGCGGATTATCTTGAGTTTCAAGAAGCCGCCCAAGGCCAGCAGTTCGATGTCGTGGCGCTGGACTATGCGGCCGACATGTCCTTGCTTCAGAGCTTTGCCGCTTGGGTGAAGCGTCTCCGCCAGGAAGGCCGCGGGGTTATGGCCGTATTCGGCGGAAGCGCGGCCGACGATGTGGCCAAGGATGCGCCGAAGACTGCTGCTGCCCGTTCGCTTGCGCTGAACCACGAAGGCGTTGTGAACGTCGGCACCGGCGTACGCTTGTCCGGCGTCGATTACAGCTCCGCGCAGACGGCCGCCTATGTGGCCGGTTTGATTGCAGGTCAGCGGCTGAACCAGTCCGCTACATACGCGGTGGCGCCGTTTGAGGATGTCACCCGCCGCTGGAGCCGCTCGGAACAGGAGCTTGCGGTTCAAAGCGGCGTTTTCCTGCTGATTTTTGACGGACGTCAGGTGAAAGCCCTGCGCGGCATCAATACGCTCGTGAATCCGGCGGAGGGCCAGAACAATGCGTGGAAGAAAATCCGTTCGATCCGCGTCATGGACGCCATTCATGCCGATCTGCAGGCGGCCGCCGAAGGCACGTACATCGGCAAGGTGAATAACACCGAGGAAGGAAGGCTTGCCCTGATCGGCGCCGTGAAAGAATATTTGGGCCAGCTGTCGCTGAGCAACGTCATCGAGCCGGACGGCTATGACGTCATTCTGGATCCTGCCTATTACGGCGATTCCGCCGTGAAGCAGCCGGAGCCGGATCAAGTGTTCCTGCAATGGAACGTGAAGCTGACCGATGTGATGGAGCAGCTGTTCGGCACGTTTTACGTGCAGTAAAGGAAGATGGCCTCCGGTAACCTAAAGAGCCGCGTCGCACGAGCTTAGGACGATTCAGGACGAAACGGATGGGATCAGTCCGGACGGTTCGGCTTACTGTGCCGTGAGGTCCAATCAATATCCAATCATTCAAAAATGCTGAGGAGGAATATCTATGTTGGATGCTTCAAGAGTCATTATGGGAACGTATGGACAGGCCTATATCGACGGGGTATGGCAGACGCATATTAACAAGCTGGAAGCGAGCGTGGAGCTTGAGAAACGCGAGCTGAAGCTGGTCGGCAACGACTGGACGGTGCATAAGAGCGGGAGCAAAAAAGGCACCGGCACGATGAGCGGCTATAAGGTTACATCGGACATGATCGCCCGCGGCTTTACGAAGTTCGATATTATTTCCAAGCTGGACGATCCCGAATCGTACGGTCACGAGCGCGTGCGCCTGATCCGTTGCATGCCGGACAAGATCCAGCTCGCGAACTGGACTGCGGGTGAAGAAGTGCAGGAGGAGACATCGTTCACCTTTGAGGGGTACGAGCTGCTCGACCCGATTACGGCGGACTAATGATTTTATCGTATAAGTGAAAAAAAGATACATGCAGCATCGATCGATGATTCATGCCTTGAATGTTGGGAGATGCTGCTCTTTTTATGGGAAAAGAGATGAATGGTTCACACCTTGAATAATCGATGGAGTGAACGATTGAAAGGCTAAAGAATCGCGAAAGGGGAAGACGATATGAGCTTGAACGAGCATTTGAGCGAAGAGCAAATTTTGGACAGCCTGTTCGAGGCGGCGGAGAAGCTGCCGGAGGAAACGGTGCGCATCAAGCGGCTCGATATGCAGATCGTGCTGCACGGTTTGACTTCGAGCAAGGTGGACAGCATCCGCGAACGCTGTACGGTCCGCCGGAACGTGAAAGGCGCGGTGGATGAGAAGGTGGATACGGAGACGTTCAACGCGCTCCTGATTTCGGAAGCGACCGGCAGCTTGTCCGTCAAAGGGCTGACGCTGAACGGCTGGGGCGATCCGCGCATTACCAGCCGCTTGAAGCTGTCGGGCGGAGAGCAGGCGGTCCGCCGGATGCTGCTGGCCGGGGAGCTGGATGCCGTCGGCGATAAGGTGCTTGAGCTGTCCGGCTTCGGAGTCGAGATCGCCGACCTAAAAAACTGATCGGCTCCGGGGGAATGACTACGATGCTGTACCACTTATGGGCCCGGCATCACCTTCGCCCCGGAGATTTTTGGCGGCTGCCGCGAGGCGAGCGCTTATTGCTGCTCGCTTTTTCCCAAGAGGAAATGGAACGGCTAGCTGATCAGAGCGAAATGTGAGGAGGTGAATCGATATGGCTGAAGCCATGAACTACCGGATGAATCTAGTCATTGATCCGAAAAACGTCATCAAGGCGAACCGCGAACTGCGCGCCATGGAGCGCTACTTCGAACGCATCCAGGGCCGGGTGCTGCGAATCGGCAGAACCCGCATGGCACCGGAAATCGTGCTGAAGGACCGCGCCTCCAAAGGCCTGGACAACCTGCTGGCCAAGATCAACCGCGTGAAATCGCAGGTGATCAATGCGTCGGGGAACGTGAATATGAACGTGAATGTCAAGCATTCCGCCAAGCCGCTGAACTTCGATCCCTTAGTAAAGGCGCTTAAAGAAAATACAGTTGCCTTGAAGGGCCTTGCCGACGCGCTTGCGAAACTGCAGCTTGGCGGCGGGGGCGGAGCTCAGAAGCCGAAATCCAAGCTTGATCATGCCATCGATATGTTTGGCGCAATGAAAACATTCGGCGGCGGTGCTAAAAGCGTAGGCGAGCTGCGCGATAAGACGAAAAAGGTAGGCGATGCTTGGCTTGGAAATGATACTAAAGCGAACAAAGACTCCTCCAATTCGGAGAGCTCCTACCCCAAAGAATCCAGAGTGGAGCGAGGGAGAAGGCAGCGAAAGGGAAGGGGATTTAGAACGATCGCTGCCGCGGGGGATTTGATTGAAACCGTAGGTAATGCAGGTACGGGGATTCTCGGAGGAGCCAGAGACTTCTGGAAAAGCGGAAGTGCGCTTTTTGGCGGTGGCAGCGGCGGTGGTGGCAGCAGCGCCCCTGCGACCAGCGGGATAAGCGCAGGAAGCAGTGCGGCTGCACAAGCAGTGGCGAATCCTGGCAGCAGGGCTGCCGCGACACCGGCAGATAAAATAGCGGACACTGGCAGTACGGGATCTGGAGCGGCCAAAGGCACGGACAACGGGGCAGCTTCGCAAGCGGCGAAAGCAGCAGATCCAAAGGTTGCTGCTTCCAAGGTGTCAGCAGGAGCAGCTCCAAGCAAGCTTGCTTCCGGCTTTTTAAAGGGAGCAGGCAAGCGAATTTTGGGACCTTTAGGCTTCTTAGCTGACGTTAACGATATTGCGGCGGCCAAGCCCGGAAAAGAGCGTAATCAAGCGATCGGCTCTGCCGTTGGCGGTGGTATAGGCGCAACGATCGGCGGCGCGATCGGGTCCGTTATCCCGGTGGCCGGCACCTTGGTCGGTTCGACCGTCGGCGGCGCTGTCGGCAGCTTCGTGGGCGAAAAAATCGGCGGTGCAATTAACGGGATCACGAAAACGTTCAAATCGGGCGGGGATAAGGTATCGAAATGGTTCTCCAACACGTTCTCGTTCGGAAAAAAGAAAAAGGACGTTGTTGCCGAGGCCAAGCCGGCTCCGAAGCCGGCAGCACCAGCCGTTTCTGCCCCAAGCGCCATGATTGCCAATCCGGCACCAGCAATACCTGCAGGTCCGGCAACCCCACGCCCGCCATCCGCCCCAGTCCTTCCATACTCCGGATCATCGTTTGGCCCACCGGCCATTGATCCCGCCCGGAGCCAGGCGTATGCCGCCGGCAAGCAGATGTCGCCGCAGATGGTTCAGATCAGTCCGGAGCAAATGAGCGCGCTGACGGGATATTTGCGGGATTCCAAAACGGAGGCGACAACCAACTATAATCTTCCGCCTGGAGCGGTGCAGGTTACGGTGCGTGAGGAGCATCCGGTGGATGTGGAGGGATTGATTCTGCAGGTCGGGCAGCGCCTGAGAGCGGAGTTGATGAAAGCATCCCAGAACCGGAAGCCGGCTGCGCCTATGCCATATTAACGGTTGGAGGCACTAGGCAGGCAAGAAACTTTAGCAGCATTTTAACGGAAAGGAGGGGCCGGCGATGGAGTTTATTTTGAAGAACGGCAAGGGGAAGGAATTTATATTTCCGGTTAATCCCGAGGAAGTGACCATTTCACGGCAAAAGGGCTTTGAAACGGCAACGATTCTAACCTTTGGCGAGTTTGATTTTCCGCAGGGAAACAAAATCAAGGAAATATCCTTCTCTTCTTTTTTTCCAAAAGAGTTCGACGAATCATACTGCAAAGGAAGCCGGGATTCGCACCCGAAACCGCAGACGGCCATGAATACGCTCAATGAGTTCCTGGTGTCCAAAACGCCGCTTCAGTTTATCATTACCGAAACCGCGGTCAATGTACCGGTGTTCGTGGCTTCCCATCAAACGACGTTTCGCGGCGGGGAGCAGGGGGATGTGTATTTCGACCTGACCCTCCGGACGTGGAGTGAGATGAAAGTAGCGAAAACCGCCGGCGCATCGGGCATCAACAAAAAGCCGCGGGCCGACATGAAGGAGAAGAGCAAGACTTACACGGTCAAGCCGGGGGACTCCCTCTCCAAAATCGCCAAGCTGGAGCTCGGGGACAGCTCGAAATGGAACCAGATCTATACACTGAACCGGCAAGCGATCGGCAACAATCCAAATGCCATTAAACCCGGTCAAAAGCTGGTGCTGCCATGAGTTATAAAGTGATTTTGCAGGACAAATACGATTTGTCGCCTCTGGTGGAAGCTATCAACTTAAGGGATTCGCTGGAGCAGGTCGCCTATCAAGGCACGGTGAACCTGGTGGTGACGCCGGACTTGCCGCCGATTTCGCCCGGGATGGCGATTCGGATCAGCGGTATTCCCTATGGGAAGAAGGATTATGTTCCCCTGCTCCATCCGGCTGTGGTTTGGGAAGCGGAGACTACGAACAACGGCGTGAAGCGGATGACGCTGACGATCTATGACCGGACGGTCTATCTGGATAAATCCGAGGATGAATATTTGTTCCCGGCAAAACAGACGGCAACGCAGCGCTTCAAAAAGTACGCGGCCGACTGGAACATCAAGATCGCCCATCTGCCCGATACCGAAAAACAGCTCGGACGCTCCGTTTACCGGACGCAGTCGATCTATGCCAGCATGTTCGCGGATTTGCGGGAAACGGCCAAGGCCGGCGGCAAGCTGTACCATCCGCGCATGATCCCTTCGGGACTTGAGCTGTATGAGCTGGGGTCAAACCGCGAGGTATATGTCTTAGAGACGTTAACCGATACGATTCAGCAGCGGACGCTCGAAGGGGCGGCGACCAAAGTCAAGGTGCTGGCAACATCGGCCAGCGAGACCGGGAAGGAGGTCCCTTCGAAGGTAATGGCCATCGAAGAGAAGGATATCGCCAAATACGGGCAGCTGCAGGCGATCATCCAGGACGATGAGGTGAAATCCGCCGCGGCCGCGCGTCAGCTGGCCCGAAGCAGGCTCCGAGGGATCCGGGAGACGATTACGGTAAACGCTCCTGATATCAACACGATTCGCGCAGGAGATGCCGTCATGCTCGGTTCGTCGAAGCTGCTTGTGATTTCGGTCAGCCGGGAGCTCGGCAATCCGGGAAGCATGATGCTGGAGCTTGGGAGCTATGATGATGTAAAAAGGAGGTTTTATCTTGAGTAAAGACCCCTATGGACAATTGGCATCCTCCTTGCTGTCTTCCTTCCATAAGCAGACCCGCCAAGCGATCGGCGGAGTGGGAGCCGTACTCGGCATGATAACCTCGACCGGACTCAAGCTGGATGATTTCAAGCATGAGCTGCAAGAGTATATGGTTGCCGAGCTTCCGGGCCAATTGTCGCTGCCTCGCCGAACCGTAGAAGGAACGATCAGCGGAGATGGCGGCAAGACGGCAGTCTCTTTGGAATTGGAGGAAACGGAAGTGGAGGAGGCACAGTGGAAGCTGAACCAAGGATTACGCCCCGGCGATCGAGTGCTGGCGGTTCGCGTCAACGGCGGCCATGACGTCGTCGTGGTGTGCAAGGTGGTGAGCGGCCATGGCTAATTTGTTTCCCGAAACGGAGGACATGATCTGGACCGATTCAGTTGGGCCTGAAACGTCCGAAGATCACGGGGCCGTGTTCGGGCGGAGCTGGAGGTTTGATTTTGAAGCAGGAGAATTTGTCATGACCCCAACCCGCAAATTGGTTGCCGCGGATGAGAAGGATGCATGGGTTATCTGGTGTGAAAAAACGATTCGAACCCCGCGCTACCGGCATTTGATCTATTCACGCGGCTATGGCAGTGAATTGGAGGAGCTGATCGGCAAGGGGCATGGCCGTCCGCTATTGGAGAGCGAAATCCGGCGGATGGTATCTGAAGCGCTGCTGGCGGATGCCCGCACGGAGAGCGTGGATCAATTCCAGTTTGAATGGGAAGGGGAAGCCTGCCGTTTCAGCTGCCGCATCACGAGCGTACGGGATGAGACGGAAATGATAGAAAGCGTGGTGATGACCTGATGGCCGATGTGCCGATGTATTTGCAGGAACAGACGGAAGAGAACATTTTGAACCGCATGCTGGCAAAAGTGCCTTCGGATATCGATAAATCCGAGGGCTCTTTTATTTGGGATGCGCAGGCGCCGGTGGCGTTCATGCTGTCCGAAGCGGCCCTGTGGGCGCAGGAGCTGCTTCGCCGAGGGTTTGCCAGCACGGCGGCCAGCGACTCCCCGGATATCCGCTCAGCCGAGCTGGATCTTCGGACCGCCGAGCATGGCGTCACAAGACGCGACGCGGTAGCTTCATCGGGAAGTGTCGTGTTTATGGGGAAACCGGGCACGAACGTCCCGAAGGGAACGTATGTGGCAACGCCGGCAGACGAAACGACCGGCGAATCCTCGGTAGAGTATGTCACGACTGCGAGTGTTACATTGGGACCGGACGGTACCGGAACGGCTCCGATCCGTGCCGTAACTCCAGGGAAGAGCGGCAATGTGCCGGCAGGGGTCATCCAGCTGATGATGACCTCCGTCAGCGGCGTCACGTCCGTGACGAATCCCGAGCCGACGCGAAGCGGCACTGATATTGAGACGGATCAGTCGCTATTGGAACGTTTTTACGCAAAGGTCAGAAGCCAGGGGACCAGCGGCAACAAAGCGCAGTATATGCAGTGGGCCAGCGAAATCCCCGGCGTCGGCGGCGTGGAGGTCGCCCCGCTGTGGGCCGGACCGGGGACGGTCGGCCTCTATTTGCTCGACACGGACAAGCGGGCGGCTAGCCAGGAGATCGTGGATGCCGTCCAGCAGCATATCGACCCGACGCAGGATGGACAAGGGGAGGGGACGGCCCCGGCAGGTCCGATCGTCACCGTCATGCCGGCCGAGGAAGTCGAGATTCATATCTCGGTCAAGGTGCAGCGCACCCAGGAACAGCCGTCCACGATTGAGGAAATCCGGGCGCTGATCGAGGAAGGGGTCCAAGCTTACCTGCAGCAAATCGCGTTTAACCGGAAGGATCCGCTTGTCCGGTATACACGTATTGCCGCCGTGCTGCTGGATATCCCGATCATCGTCGACTATTCGGAGCTGACGATTAACGGCCATGCCGAGCAGCAAAACATCGAAATCGGCTCCGGCCAGGTGGCGGTGCTGGGGACGGTGAGCGTAAGTGAATAAGGCGAGGATCAACAGCTTGCGGGGACGCGAGCTGTTTTCATATCTGCCGGCTTACTACGAGACGTCCCGCGTCATGCAGTCGGACATGGAGGCCAAGGGGAGCGAGCTGGACGCGCTGCATCAAGCGCTCAATGAAGCTGCGGACCAGTTCTTCGTCCGTACCGCGACTTGGGGACTCGACCGCTGGGAGGAGGAGCTCGGCATCCCGACGGACCGGGCGAAGCCGATGGAGCAGCGGCGGGCTGTGCTGGAGTCGAAGCTGCGCGGAGCCGGGACCTTCTCCGGCCGCCTCGTCAAGAATGTCGCCGAAGCTTATGAGCGGGGCAACATCGAGGTTTCTGTTCAGCCGGCCGAGTACAAGGTGACGATTCATTTCAGGGATACTCTCGGCATTCCGCCGAATTTGAGCGATCTACAATCGGCTATTGAAGCGATCAAGCCGGCGCACATGGCTGTCACCTACGCGCTGCGTTACCTTACGATCGCCGAGGTGGAGGGCATGACGGTGGAGCAGTTATCGGCTACGACGCAAGACAGATTGTTGGGAGGAGGAGCATAAATGACGAATCCAGTAACATCGAATATCGGGTTAAACAAAATCGATCGGACGTCGCCGGCAACGACTTATTTCGATCTGGAGAAATATATCGACCAGAACGCGGACACGGTCGACCGCTTCGCCGGTGAAGCGAGCCAGGCCATCGAGGCACTGCAGCAGCGCCTGGATACCGAGGCGCGCCGGGAGGTCGTCCTGCAGCCGGGGCTGCAGATCGTGAACGCGGAGCGCAGCGCGCCCTTTTCGCTGAGCGGGATTAAGGGGCGGACGTTGGTGAATTTGTTGGGGCGAATGTCTAATCGTTCCGTTAATGATCCTGCGGTAACTACTTTAAGCGTTGGGAATGGTACAACTGGTCGTAATACGGAGATTATTAACGTATCCGTTAAAAATACAAATGAGGGATATATCGTTTACAGGCAAATAGATGGAACGGAATATACCCTGATTCCTGATAAATTCTATTTAATATCGATGGACGTTAAAATAAATAGTATTTCCGGCCCGGGGCAGTTAAAAGCGGGGGCAACTTGGTATGGTGCGGTAGATGTTGACAATACTAAAACCGGGGTTTGGCAAAAGGTTTACCATTCATTTAAAGCAACAGCGGAGCGGACTTTTCTGAATCCTATTGTCGGTACTTGTTATGCGGGAGATGTATTTGCAACAGCGAATTTTGATGTGAGGAATGTAAGTTTATATGAAATTTCAAAGGCTGACTATGATGAATTACCTTCCCTCTCCGAGTCGCAAAAGAATATTGAATATCCGTACGTAGACAGCGTCCAGCCGGTACGGAATCCATATGCGACCCGGTACGGGGAGAACCTTCTACCACCGTTTTATGAGGCAAGCTATCGAACGGAAGCGTCAAAAGTGGCGATCGTTAGTCCTTATGAACTTGCATTTCAGCCGGGAGGAGATGGGGATTTTATAGCGCTTCATGTTCCTGTAATTCCGTACTGTGACTACACATTTTCCTATGAACATGAGGGGTACTCGCCAGCGGGGAACGCAGGGCTTGCATGGGGCGTGACGGGCGAGGATTATATGACAGGAGTAAGCGGGTATACGTATGACCTGACTGGTACGTTTAATGTCGGGAATCGACACCGCATCGCAGTTGTGTTCAGAAGTTTTGACACTTCTAAGCAGACATTTTGCAAAAAACCGATGCTTACACTCGGTCTCTCGCCCAAACCGTTTAAACCACGCGAAGATTCTATGCTCGCGCTGCAGACGGACTTATACGCCGATCCTGCAACCGGTGCGAATGCTGACGAAGTGTTCGAGAAGGACGGGCAGTATTTTAAAATGGCGAAGTGGAAAAAGGTTGTATTAGATGGGTCATTAAGTTGGACAATTGGACCATCATCATCGGCAGGATACAAGCAAGTACAAGTAACTAATTTTCCCGGAAACGCCGTGCCTGGATCAGGCATTGTTACAAAATTTAACGGCAAGATAATTCCTCAAGGATCCACGGTAGCTTCACCAGACGTTAATGCTATATCGTCGGACGGTAATTTTTATGTTTCTATCTCAAACACAGACAGCGGATGGGGCGATGGTTACACGCCAACGCCTGACGAGATAAAGGCGTATTTTATGGGTTGGGTAATGCGGGACATGAACGCCGGCCCATATACCGACCCAACAGGCGTGGCGCAAAAAACCTGGACGCCAATAGGATACACACCTCCCGCAAACTGGAATAGCACTTGGGTGCATTTACGAAAATCAGTTCCAGAATCCGAGATTTCGCCTTCTCTTAATGATAAAACAATAAGATTATACCAACTCGTATACCAACTCGCCACACCAACAGTCGAGCCGATCGTATCCGAAGGTATGCTAACGTTTAACGAAGGCTATAATCAGGTCGAGATTGGGACGGGAATTGTGGTTCGGGAGCCTATTGCAGCTGTGAAAGATGGCGGTGGTAGGTGGAACTTAGGGAATACGCTTGCTTGGACTAACGCTCCAGGATTCAAAAATAAGGCAAGAGACATTATAGGAGTATATAAGAATAGCAGGCTAGACAATGGATGGGTACGGTTTATAACAGATAAAGTTGGGGCTGCTGTACAAGAGCCGTCACCTAACTCCTTATATGACCCAACGGCCACCTATACAGTCACCTACCGAATGCTTGACAATTCACCCATTGTTCCATTCAGCGGGTCATACACAGCCAACGAAAGAGCCATGCTACAAGAGTTGACACATGTTGTGCATCAAAATTCATCCTCAGTATCCGTGCTGATGAATAAGAAGGCTGATAAGGACGCGCCCGGATGGATTACTCCAACATTGTTGAATGGGTGGGCTAATAGAAATGCAGGATCCGACGCGCCATTAAGTTACAGAAAAATTGAAGGACTAGGCGTACAGGTACGTGGGATTATTCAACTCGGAACAACTGGTACGGTTTTTTTCCTTCCCGATGGTTATAGACCTGAAAAAACGCATTTTTGTAATGTGATGGGCTACATGCAGTCCCAAGCATCCTATATTTATCCGTATATTACAGTGACACATGACGGGGATTTCCGAATTGATGCGGTTACTTCCCCGCCAACGTGGTTGATTATTGATACGATTATTCCACTTTAAGGAGGTATCCCATGAAAGCCGTACCTAAAGTAAATATTGACGGTCTCTATCTGGAGGACGAACTCGTGGACGATACCTTTACCGGTGTCGTCCCTTTTTATTCCCCGGTTCTACCCATTACCAATGGATTGGAGCAGCCCGATACATTTAACATTGCCTCCAATCCTATCAGCGGAGATGAACCTGTCGATCGGGAACCGGTAGGCTACATCATCGGCATCCCAGTTCCACCCGGCTTCTTCCACCCGCGCTTCGATCTCGAGGCGTGGCGGCAATACGAGAACTCGATTCAAACAGCGGAAGCCGCTTATCAAGAGACGTTGAGCGCATGGAACTCCACCCCAGAGGAGGAGCGGGGCGACCAGCCTGTCTTGAACATTCCACCGATGCCCGCCCTATGGATCGAAGGGCTAACATCCGAGGAAATCGAGCGAATCACTGCTCCCCAGCCGCATGCCCCTAGCGAGATTGACCGGCTTGGCACAGAGCTGGTAGCACGGGAGTTGGAGATGCTGGAGATTCGCCGGCAAAACGAATCACTCGGCATGCAAGTCGTAGGGCTGGAGCTACGGCTGCTGTCGCTTGAAGGTAGTCCATCCGAAGGAGGGGAGACGCATGTTTGAGAACGATTTTGAACGCTTGAAATATTACTATGAAAAAAGGTGGGCGCAAAAGTCCCAGCTTCGACAGTACGTAGCATTTGGCGTCATTACGCCAGAGGAATACGAAGCCATTACAGGCGAGGCTTTCTGACCTCCCAAGAGCGATCAGAATTCAAACCTTCAAAGTACGCCAACAAAGGTGAGGTAGGATCCGCATGCGCAGTGCTGAGTACGCCAACAAAGATGAAGCAGAATCCGCATTCGTAGTGCTGATATATCAACAAAAGCTTGCAGTAGTTTCAAGCCCTCGGCCCGCCGAGGGCTTTTTCATCCCTTCAATCATAAAAAGGAGGAACGATTATGTATGAGCACATCGGTCAACTGTTTAAGATGCTGGTGGCTGGGACGGGTGCCGTAACCGGGTACGTCTGGGGCGGCTGGTCGCTGCCGCTGCATTTGCTGCTGTGGTTCGTGGTGATCGACTGGCTGACCGGCTGGGGGGCGGCCTGGATGAATGGCGAGCTGCGGAGCCGGAAGGGCTACGCCGGCATCGCCCGGAAAATCACGATTTTTCTCATCATCGCGTTGATGCACCTGGTTGACCGGGTGCTCGGCGAGATGAACTATTTTCAAAACACGGTCATCTTCTTCTACCTGGCCAATGAGCTGCTGTCCATTCTTGAGAATGTTGGGCAGATGGGCGTACCGATTCCGCAATCGCTGCGTAATGTGGTACAGGTCTTCCAGATCAAATCGGAGGAAGGTGAGAAGAAAAACGCTGGGAAAGGAGACAAAAAGGATGAAGCCTCATGAGTTTATCGCCAAGCTGGCGCCGATTGCGACCGAAGACATGAGAAAATACGGCGTACCCGCTTCGTTGACGCTGGCGCAAGCGATTTTGGAGTCAAACTGGGGGACGAGCGGATTGACGCAAAAGGCCAATAATCTGTTCGGCATCAAAGGAACAGGCCCGGCCGGCAGCGTGACGATGCCGACAACGGAGTACCGGGGGAACACGCCGTATTCCGTCCAGGCCCATTTCCGCAAGTACAACGGCTGGCATGAATCGGTGGACGACCACACGAGACTCATTTTGAATGGAACGAGAGACAAGCCGAAGCGCTATCACGGGGTTTTATGGGCGGACTACAAGACGGCGGCCACGGAGATCTGGAAAGGCGGCTATGCTACGGATCCCAAGTATCCGCAGAAGCTGATCTCGATCATCGAGCAATACTCGCTTCACCGTTATGATCTGCCAAGTCCCGAGGAGGAGGAACGCATGAAAATCGACCAGTTAACGGCCGAGCTGCAGAAAACACAAGAGGAACTGCGCCAGCTCGCGAATCAATACGCTTCGGCTTTAAACACGCTGGGTGAGCAGGGGAACACAATCAAGCAGTTGAATGCGAGGCTGAAGAAGCTGGAAACCCAGCAGCCGGATAAGGTTCCGGCATGGGCGGAGGATGCCGTGAAAGCCGCGAGGAAGGCGGAAGCGCTGAACGATCCTGACGGCAGCTACGATTTTTACCGGATGCTCACCATCCTGCACCGTATGGGGATATTTAGCGATCCGAAGAAGTGATCCCTGATGAGGATCAAGCTTAAGCAGCTTGCGAAGCGGTATGAGGATGCTCTAATGCCATTGTCTATAGCTGCCCCTCCTGTCATGAGATGGGGGAGGCGGCTATTGCATCTTTTGAGGAGAGCTGGTTCAGACGCCGGAGCACTAAATTGCAAGAAATTACTCCAAACACAGGCGAAATCTGTCCTAATAAATTCGATACCCAGCCTGCCAATATACAAACATTCTTTCTTTCTTTACATATCCGTTATCCTACAACGTTCTCCCTAAGGACCGCAGCCTTTCAATATGCTGAACATCGGCAAAAGCTTCCCTCCTTTGGGTTCCATTGGGGCCTATACTCCATTCCTGACCTCAGTTAAAGACTTCGTTTCGCTCCTTCAAATTCTAAATAGTTGCTCCTGAAAAAGTCGATTTTCAAAAATAGTTTCGGGTTGCTGGCTGGGTTGTGANGGGGAACTTTCCCTAATGATCGGTTTCCATGTTAGTTTTGGAGCATTTTTGCCGCTCTTTGCAGGTTGTGGGTCAGAATCCCGAAGCCGACCCAGCATTTTGAGCCGACAAAGCCCCGATACCTGCTGCGGTTCAAACCGTACTTCCGCTTGAGAAGACTAATCTTCGCTTCTCCAGCTGCACGGTAACGCTGCAAGTCTTTGAACCATAATTCGTTTTCGTACTCGGATCGGGCAAT